CTAGTTCGTTTGCAATAACTGTCGGCATAACACGACGAATTACTGGAAGAATCACCCTGTTTAGGGTGGCAACGTTACCTGCTGATGTTGCTCCAGCTGTGGCGCTTTCTGCGAGATACTTGCGTGTATTCTCGAGTGTAACCCCCATCACTGATCTACGAGTACCATTTAGGCCTTCTAGTAGTGCCTCTTTAGTCTCGTGCCAGCGGCTTTCTAATAGTGTTGACATTGTTTTCATAACTCCTTATTTTAATCCCGCTAGTCTACGGATGTCTATGATGTTGCTGGTAGCAGCATCTAAAGTTTCAACTTGTTTATTGCCTGTAACTGCCTTGGATTCAGTAAGTGCCTGTTTAGTTGTTGACGTACCTTCGTTTAATACTGATGGTAGGTATTTGTCATATGCAGAACGTAGCTTTGGTGTAGCAACACTTTCTAATAGTGAAGCCATGACGTCCTTTTTATCTCTTCCTAGCGGTGATAAGAGTTCACTAATGATCTCTTTGCGCTGTGTTAAGTCACGCATACGTGCAATCTCTTTTTCTTTACTTTCAACCAACTGTGATGTTTGATTGATATGTGAATAAGCTTCAGCAAGCTCTTGCTCTCTCTGATGGAGTACTGCAATTACCTTCTTAACTTCACTCTTTTCGTTGAGATAGCTGTGTGTATATTCCGAAGCAAACGCTTCAAAGAGCCTACGACCAAAATCGTTTTCTCTTGCAGAGCTAATGTCTTCTCTCAGTTGATGCATCTCTGTCTTTAGAGTCTTTACAACTGTCTCTTCAACCATCTTAGCTGAACGCTTGATGAAGTTTGATTTCACTGCATCAAGTTGTGCCTTAGCTTCTCTTACTAGAGCAACTTTGGTCTCAACTACGTCCTTCTTATCTATATGGAATTCTGAGATTTCCCTAGCTAACTGAGTCACTACGAACTCTTCTAGCTTTGCGAAATTACTTGACATTCTCTTGTGATCTTCGTGTAATTCTGAAAGTTCGTTTCCTAGACTACGGAATACAAATTCCTTCATCATAGCCGAATCTTTCTTCATTTTCTTTGCATAAGTGGCCTTGGCCTCGATAAGTTGCTTACGATCTTCAACAAATTCTGATATCTCAGTTGAGAGGCGCTCTGAAAGCATCCTGTCAAGTGATTCTACCATTATTGACTTTTCGTGTTCAAACTTACGTGCAAATTCTTCACGAAGCTCTGCAGTAACATGGTCGCGATTTTCTTGGATTCTTTTGTTCCAAGACTCTTCGATCTCCGCTTTTATGTCCTCGGAAACCACATTGTTCTCAAATAGCTGTTTTAATACTTCCAACATATGTGTATCTCCTACTTTATTGGAGCCCTCGTATGATATTTACGAGTTGTTCTTTTAAAAATTTCTGTGCCTTGGGATCTTGCCTAACCTGCTGTGCTAAATTAAATGCCTTGTTACCACCTCTAGTATTCATGAGGTGTTCATAAATCGGTGTGGGATAGGCGCCAGGAGCTGAAGGTTGTGCGACAACATCAACAGTAATGATCTCGAAATTGCTAACTTGACCTGTACCGTTTTCTGAAACTTCGCCACTACCTCTGCTGCTGACACCTAGCTTTACACCTGATTCAACTAGTGTTTTCACTAACTGACCCATTGGAGTTGGCATAATCTTTAATTTGCCGATTCCATTGGAACCTTCCATCCACATTTCTGTGATCATGTGGCTAACTCTATCGAGATTAATCTTTAGATCTTGTGGATGGTCTACTTCTCCTAGCACACTGTATCCGCCGGCTATCTGGTCATTAAGTGTTTTGACAGCCTTAGCAATTTCGGAAACAGGATAAACCCGTTGGTTGGCGTTACGCACGCCACCCTGGATAAAGATCCCCTTCATATAGAGATTCTTTCCGTCTCTTTCATCGCTCTCAACGACCATTCCTGCTTGGTCGAATGTTAAGTGTTCTTGAAGATATTTCACTTATCAGTTCCTTACCTAAAGAGGCTCTTTGTGTTAGTTCCGCCAGTCTCACCCTTGCCCTTTTTCTCAGTGCCGTGTCCGTCACTTACTCGGTGTGTGAAACCAGTCTTACCAGCTTTTCCGCCTGGAACATTGATGTTTCCAAAGTTCTCTTCCTTAGTAGTTGGGTTTAGCAAGCCACCCTGTGTACCACCCTTACCAGCTTCGCCACCACGTGCGATGTTAGCAGTTGTGCCACCCATGTCGTTCTTCTTAGCAACTACTGACTTAGTGTTAGTAGTACCAGTTACTGAACCAGCTTGTGCTCCAACGTGTCCGCCTTCTTTAGTATTTGATATACCGTTGCCGCTCTTGTATGGCTCGCCGATCTTATCAACATATTCGCGCATCATTTCTGCTGGGCTCATTGCGATCTCTTCGATTTCTTCTTCGAACATTCCGCCGCCCATTTCGTCGTGACCACCACCCTGCATATCGTGTTCGATATCGCTCATGTGTACATCACCGTGGTGACTTGGATCACCTTCTTCTTCGTGCTCTTCGCCCTTAACTAGCATTTCAAACTCTGCCTTAAGGTCGTTTAGTGCATCTTCTAGATCGTTTAGACGATCATCTTCTGAACCTTCATCGTGGCCCATATGGTCTGATTCATCGTCGTCGCTAGGCTCATCACCCTCTGGATCTTTCATATCGTCGACCATATCATCGGTCTCGTCGCCGCCGTAGCCGCTGTCGTCATCCATGGATTCGTCCATATCTTCTTCTTCCATAGATTCGTCCATGTCTTCTTCTTCCATGGCTTCATCCATTTCTTCCTCTTCCATTTCTTCATTGATGAGGTTTTCATAAATTTCACGGGATTTAGCTACCACTAGTGCGTGGAATAGCTCCTCTGCTTTTGATTGCTCGCCGTTTACTACGTACTCGAGCAGCTGTTCAAACTTGTTTACGCTGGCCATCAGTGTCTCCTTTTTGGTTGCTAAGGCTGTCGTATTATTTAAATGAATGTGAAAAGGATGGTGTGGAAATAGGCCAAAAACGAAGGATTTTGAAAATTATATGACAACAGTCATAAACTGTTGCTTTCACTTCGTTGCACAAATTTATTTATCATCACGCTGCGGGTTGTGGAGGGGGGGCCGCATACATTTTGCTAAAAAAATCATTGTCTTTCTGCGTCTCTAATTCGTGCAGATCGCTAGCTTTTCTCAAGCGATTGATCTGTTTTAGAGTTAGTGATATCTTGCGTGTATCTCCTTTTTTAACCACAGAATCATCTCGATCTGGATCGTATCTATCGTCCTGACTCATTTCTTTCTGATTGTTGTTAAAGTAAAATAATTCACGTAATATCATAATCTTATTTATCTTACATTCCTGGAGCAGCGCCTGGAGCCATCACTCCACTAGGTGCTGCTTGTCCTGCCATAGGCGCTGCTGCACCACCGGGTGCTGCCTGTTCTGCTTCAGGATTTCCTTCAGGTTGAGGATTCATTGCGTCCTGGATTCCTGTCGGAGTTATTCCTGCGCTACGTAGTTCTGCGCTTGCAGGCACTGGTTCTGCAGAAACTTCTTTATGTTCTTGCTTCCACATGGCTTCGTTTTCCATTATCTCTTCTGGGCTGAGTCCTAAGAAGCGTTTCATGGTAAATCTCTTGCTGAGATAGGGGATTTGCTCCAGTGCCTGGAACGTTGGAACACGCTGCGCATCTAGCTCGCTAAGCCTGTAAGCAGCAAAATTTTGCGGAGGATTAAATCTCAAACTAAAAAGACTGTCATCTATAGTGATTCCGTTTTCATATAGATAAACTTTAAATTCTTTGTCGATTTCGCCTTCCATTAGCGATTGTAGGCGCTCGCAGTACTTGTTAAATCTTAGCTCTTGTATGTAAGCAGTTCCAACTCTTCCGTCATTAAACGTGTTTGCACTGTCGTCTGATCCGGTTGGTAAGTAGCTGCTAGGAATGCGCAACGCACGGAACAGTTTATTAGTAAAATAACGCAAATCGTCGATTTCACCGAGATTTGTACCGCCCGGAAGTGTTTCTACCTTAGATCCACGACCTTCTGCTGTTTGAGGAAAGAAGTAATCTTCGTTGATCGATAGAGGATTGTAACTAGAGTCAACGACGCTAGTACCACCACCCACTGAACTAGGTATGCGGCGCTGATGTATCTCGTTTTTCACACGTTCTACGAACTGCATGGCCATATGGCTTGGCATATTTCCCACATCGATATAGAATATCCTGCGCTCAGGCGCACGCTGTATACGATAAATTAGGATAGCATCTTCGAGCAATTCTTTTTGTTTGTAGACTTTGAAAACACTTTCAAGCAAGCTATTACCAAAAGGAAAATTATTGTCTAAACCTTCGCTTAAACTGATGTGTACCATGTGTTTAGCAGGTATAGCCATCTCGTTCTGGCCAATGCTGAATCTAGTTCCGGCCTGCTGTGGGAAGGCACCTGTCATACCGCGAGGACCAGCTCCGCCACTAGCATAAGCAGTACCAGTTGGTTGATTAGTGGCATTACTAGGACTTATCTGAGTTACTACTAGATTATGGAAATTTGGATTTAGATCACGTATAACGTACTGTTCGGGTTTCTTTCCGTCACTTTCGTTAACTATGATTTTGGTTATCTTTCCAGGATCAACATAAAACCATTTTTTAGTTTCTGGATCTCGTATGAAGAAAACGTCACCGTATTTGCAAACATTGCGAAAAATACGGAAAATTCGTGTCTCTAGCTGCTGTAGCTTGCACCATTTTTGTAGATATTCTTTAATCAGTTTAAGTTCTACGCTAGTAGCTTTGTCTCTTAGGCTAACAAAAAAAGGTGTATTGTTTTCTCTGTTTTTCTGTGTGCTGAATTCTGCTATGATATCCAATGCAGCGTTAACTTCGCTGTCTGTATCCATAGTATCATACTGTAGATAGCGTTCGATACGATTAGGATTACCAACATAAACATCAGGGAGATAGCTGCTGTAATTGGTCTTTGATGCTTGGCTTCCACCTGGATCACTACCAAGGGGGCTGAGCCTTCCATCTCTATTAACAGGGCTAAAATATTTCTTCCAGGACACTCGATTTCTCCATCGTATCTTATTACTTATCGCATCTGTTACGAAGTTGAGAATTTATTGTTGTCAACGAGTTACAGCAGGAGCCCTCGGTGCGGCAGAATTAGCTGCTATGGTGTTTAGATAATTGTTTAAACTACCTAGTGAACCATTAATATCTCTCATTGTTTGATATATTTGATTGGGATCTATTTGATTATAATTATTAGCTCCAGCTATGCCACCAGTACCAGCAGGTAAGCTTCCCGCTGCTGCTTTGATGCGTTCAGCAGCAGAAGCACCTGCTTCTAGCTCTCGCCTCAATACACTAACACTTTCTGTAAATGTAGTAACTCCCTGTATATCTGCACCTAAACTAGCTCCTATACCTTTGAGCTGATTCATCGAAGTCACGATACCATTTACTGCATCTACATTGATATTTTGTAATTTTTTTATGTTTTCAGATACAGTATCAAAAGCGCCTGACACATTTCCGATAAAAGTGCTCCAAGCTGTTCCAACGCCAAAATTATCAAAAAACTGCCTCATTTCTACGCCTATAGAACGTATAGCACCCATGTTTCTCTGCATCTGTTCTGGGTTAATATTTTCTAAAGTTTTTATACCCTGAGTTGTTTTTTCTATGAAACCAGTTATGCTAGTCAATACGTTACTGATAGAAGAAGAAGTTAATGTTTGTGCAGTTTCTCCGTTCAATCCGCTTATGTTGTTAATTAAAGTTCTCAACGGTCCTTCAAATTGCATTAGTGCCCTGCTGATATTTTGTATCGCTTCAGGGCCTGATGCGCCGGGTTTGAAAATTTCATTTAATTTGTCTATTTCTATCCTAACAACATCAGAAAATCCAGTTAGACTTTCCTTTACCCTAGCCACTATCCCTGGTACTCTTTCCATCTCTCCAGTCAAGGATGATAGGCTTAATCCTCGGATATTCGTCATAAAATCGTTAAATTTAGTTAGGTCTATAGTTTGTATACTAGAATTTATATCTTTAGCAAAATTAGATATCTTTTGTCCTATGCTATCTAAACTAATGCTGTCTATGATATTTTGCAGTTCTTTAGCAAAATTAGATATCTTTTGTCCTATGCTATCTAAACTAATGCTGTCTATGATATTTTGCAGTTCTTTTTTAGCAAACGACACACGTTCCGGCAAGGTTGATACGAATTCACTGACCATCCCAAAAACACTACTTAGAGATTCTCTAGCAGTGTTTACTCCTTCAGTAAGCGCAGTGGGTAACGAATGAAAAAATTCTAAACCTTTTTGTCTTATAGATTCTATAGCATCAGTGAATATCTTATCCCAAGATTGCCTCTGTTCTTGTCCCCGTGTTTCAACTGTTCGAGCCGCATCATTACTTTGCTGCTCTGCATTAATAGGTGCTGCCGGCTTTCCTCCAAAAAACCTATTGAACATATTAGTAAATTCTCTTTCTAATACACCGCCAACATCATTCCAAAGAGAATTTAGTCCTGCCGTTATTGCAGTCCAAATTGTGCCATTAGTCCATCCTTCTTTCATAGCTGAATAAACTTTTTGAAATGCTTCCATTAAACCATTAGCAAATTGCCTCAATGCTTGTGTACTTTCACCAGAGGTTAAGTATTTGGCTAAACTATTCAATCCAGCTTCAACACTTTTAAAGAGATCAGTATCGATTATTGCACCCATTAAACGATTTAAAGCAGTGCCCATTGTAGTACTTAAAGATGCTAATCTTCCTCCAAAACTATCATAACTAGCTAACAATCCATCTTTTGCTCTTTCTAATGCAGATTGTGATACATTACCATATTGTTCCATCATTATAACGAATTTTTTAAGTTCTAATAGTCTAGGATTTATTTCAATTTGTGATTCTGTTAATCCACGTAGTTGTGATTGAGCAGCTTCTTTAAGATATTGTGCATTGGAAGCAAAATCTGTATTTCCTTTTGATATATTAGCTATAGTCTGCCTAACTGACCCGTTGATACCTGATAATGCCTGGGCAAGGGTATCATTACCTACTAGACCATTACTAACGTGTACGAACGCATTTGCAAGTTTATCTCCGCCTGCTGCTGTCAAAGTTGTTAGATTTTGAAAAGCTTTCTCAGCATTTCCGCCTGCTTCTCTAATATTTTGTACAAACTGGTTCATAACAGGATCTTTTGCAACATCAACAGAAGCTTTTTCTAACGCACTTCTGTTCAATCCCAATGCACGACTAACACCATCTAATCCTTCAGAAAATTGTGCAGTATGCTCAGCGATAGCAGAAGCATTTTGTCTAGTTAAGGTTCCTAATCTCATCTGAGATTCCATGTAAGCCTGGGTAGCTTGATCTATATCTTTCATAGTCATACCCATAGCAGACATTCTCTGCAACAACTGTCCTTGTGTTAAAAGTCCGCTAATTTCTGCTAATTTCCTAGCGCCGCCTTCGGCACTACCTCCTAACGCAGTTAAAGTAGTAGAGTTTTCCATTACTATCTTGCTGAAATCGCTTACGCTACGTCCAGCATTAAGAGCAACTGAACTCAGTTCAGTTAGATTACCATTGAACCCAGTGCCTATCGTGCTTAGTTGTCGAAATGAATCCATTCCTGTACTAAAGAAATCAAATAGACTAGTGATGCCTTTGCTAGCCAGAGTAGCAGATGCGGACCCTAGAGATTTAGCAACCTCATCTAGTTTTTCTTTAAATGATTTAGTAGATTCTTTAGTATCATCAAATTGTTTGGTTGATTTTTTAGTTGATTCGGTCAGTGCATCGATATCCGCAGCTTTGACCTGCTTAGCCGTTTGATCAACTTGTGCAGCTTTTGCTTGTTGGCCCTGCATCTGTATCGTAGTGATAAGCTCTCTTAGAGTAGAATCACTAGCAGCATCAATTAATTGTGCGCCATCGAGAGTACCACCACCACGGATTTCAACCATTATTTTTCACCAGTTATATAC